AGTAAATTCTTCTTTTATGGCTTTCTTAATCTTCTCTGGTTGTTTCAGATTATCTAAAACAATATTTGTAATTGTACCATCATCGTCTTGTACGATGGCTTCATTAATTATATCATCTATCGCAGACTCAATTTCTGGTTGCATTGCCATTTCACGGTAACGAGAAATGAGTTCTACCTCATTCTTGGCCGTACCATCAAGGTCAACGTATGTACCGTAGTAAGCGGCAGATGTAATAGTTAATGCGCCGTCATCAGTAGTTGGAGGCGTAAACGATTGCTGAGCTGATTTTTCAAGCTCATCCTTTTCACGGGATATCGTAAAACCGAAAAGTGAAAATTTATTTGTATTAGCCATATTTTTAAGTTAATTATAAAGTCAAGAAAACATAAAGGAGGGAATAAATCCCTCCCGAAAAATCAATTGGTTGTGTCGGCTTCCCACCATTGATAAGCAAATGTTGTTGCATATTCTTCAATAGTGTCATTTGAACCCCAATCCAAATCAATTGGTGCCAAATCTACTGGAAACAATCCAACAAATTTATACTTTTTAAGTTCGTTACCGGATTTTCCGTATTGTGTTACTGTTGCATCAACTGTATAACCATTTGCGTTCGCTGCACCAGCATTACGTAGGTTAGTTGAATGACTGTTGATGGCATTCATCCATGATTCGATAGAATTTCTAATTGTGAAATCTTCATCATTGATGATTGTCAAAGTCCAGTCAGCAAATGTTCTGTTACCAGCAAATTTCAATTCACGACCAAAATAATAAACAGGCACAGTACCAACGGTTGAACCTGGTAATTGTGCTGTTTTGGCCATGAATGTTACTTTTTGTCCAGAAGCGGTACTGTTGGAAGCAATAGTTGGAAAAGTTAAAGAGACTGAAAATAGATTAGGACGAGCACCGTCCCCAATCATATTCGCTCTAAATTCTGCTACATTGAATGCCATTCTTTTCTCCTGTTATGTTTTATTTATTAAGCCACACCAACAATAGTGTTGAAATCAACACCAGTTCCAACGGCCACAAAGTTCAACTGGATAAAGTTGATAGAACGAGCAGGTTTAATGTAGATATCACCAACAAATTGATTTGAGTCAATAACATTTGGTGTGTTATTGGTTGAATCACAAACCACTTTGAAGTCTGTAATACCACGGCGACCTTGAATGTCACGTAAGAATGGAGTCACCAAACTTACAAATTGAGCACGGGTAAATTCATCATTCAATTCAAATAATGAATACTGTGCTGCCTTGGCAATAGACTTTTCTAGTGTGATGAATAGTCTACGAACATTAATTCTGTCAAATGCTGATGGCTTAGATTGTAATGTTTTATCTCCGAACAACAAAGTACCTTGACCTGGGAAAGATACAACAGGATTAACGCCTGCTGAATACAATGTGTCACGATATGTTTTGGTTGGATTCCATGCCAATTTAATACTATTCTTAATAGCACCACGATTGAAACCAGCAGGTGAGAACCATGGGTCTTTAATTGTGTCCGTATAAACACATAAACCAGCAATATCACCGTTCAATGGAACCCAACGATACACATTATTGTATTTGTCATATTGGTATTTCCAACCAGAGTCAGCTACAGCATAAGATGTTGAACGACCCAAAGAAGTTAACCAAGAAGTTATGTTTGTTGTTTCTGAACCAGATTGATTAATAACATCAGCATATCTTGGTGAAATAAATGCCACACAATCAGCTCTGGATTTTACAAGGTCTATAACATATTGTTGTACTGCAACACTTGCGTCACCTGTCAACACCAAAGAAATATCAATAGATTCTTTGTTTGCAAATAAATCATAACCAGCTTCTAAGTTGCCATTAGTTGGAGCTTGTGTCACACCACCAGTCAAATATGCATTGGAAACACCATCAGCAGAAACAATTCTATTGAATGTAGTTGATGAATCTAAGCCCCATGTTGTATGTGTATTTGCATAATCAACTGCATCGATTGCGTAAATATATTTTGAGTTATTGAAAATTACTTGTTTCCAATATGTGCTACTGCCATTCATTGTACTATCAGATGCTTTTGAAACAAAAGGATATGTCTCAAGTACTGTATCTGGTGTACCAGTAATTTTACCAGTAACATCAATAACAATAATGTGCATCTCATCATTTGCACCACCAGCTGCTTCTGCTTGTGATGAAGTTCCTGGTGCAGAAGTGAAATATGTTTTAAATTCCCAAGAATTGAAAAGAGTAGTGTTAGCAGAATCAAAAACTTCAACTTGAATTGAATTTCCTAATTCACCTGGATATCTTGCTGCAAAAGCACCATAAGTATTTGAGTGACTAGAATTTAAATAAGATGCTTCATAAGTATCTTCATTTGCAATTTGTACACCAGAACCAAGAGTAACAGCGTTTCTTGCACCAGAACCGACAGAACGGACAACTTGTAAATTATTTCCGTAAGCTAAAAATCCAGCAGATGTAAAGAAAGATACTGCTGTATTACTATCTGGTTTACCAAAAGTTTTTGTTAAAGTAATTTCTGAATCAATTAATTTAATCTTGTTTGCTGGACCCCATTGAAATGTTCCAACAAATGCACCAGCAGTTGTAAGTGTAGAAGGTACGACTGTTGTTAAGTCTACTTCGGATACATTTACACCTGGAGAGATTTGAAATGCCATTTTATTCTCCTTGAATTATTATGTTTGCTTGGCAGTTATACCATATTAGTTATTTATGAATCGCTGGATTTACATCCGTTCAATCATTCTTTTTGTAAATCCTGCGTAGGTCTCACCACCATTCGCATTTTCCCATAGGTCACCACCCCAAATCTCAAAGTCGTGTTCTAATCCGTCTTCAATGATTGGTGCTGGTAGAACATCATCGTCTACCTGATTCATATTTTCTAACTGAATCTGTTTACGAATATCATGGTTGACAATCTCTTTGAAATACTGTTGAGTTGTTAACCATGAAAACATAACCAAAGGCATCACGGTGTCATCATTGGCACCTTCTTCAGCCTTAAATGTGTTCTTTTGTTGAACAAATGTGGTCAACTCCGAGTAAGTATCAAAGTCATTAATTAATAACTTGTCACCTTCAATCAAAGTTTTGAGGTTGGAACAACCAATTGCCTTGACTTGAACCGACATTTTTAGACCCATTTGAATACCACGGGCGAAACCAGCAGACAGTTGTTGTGGTTTCTTGTTACCTGTAAATATCTTCCACAAGTTTTCGTATTCAAAATCTTGGTGTAATGAGTCTGCCACTTGTGGATTATTATTAATCTCTACCAAAACATAGGCATCATTATAGTATCTGGCTGTATTATAGATGACTGTTGGAAACAATATAGGTGTGATTGACGAACTCTTATATGTGGCAACTTGTCTGTATGGTGTCTGAGAAATATCAATCACCGAGAATGCTGAACTATCTAAGTTTTTACCTTCTGATACATCAACACAGATACAATATAGGTGGTCCGACTTGGCTTCATCCACACCTTCTTTGACTGGATGTTCATAAATCTTTAGTAAGTCGTGGTTGGCAATAGGGTCTTTGTATGCTATCTGTTGCAACTTGTAACCAGAAATCAAAGTATTGGTTGAACCCAAGAACTCGGTTTCAAACTCTTGCTTGAATTGCCGTTCTGATGTATTACGAATTGTTTCTTCTTTCCACTTCTCATCACGACCTGGTACCATAGACCAGTGAATCTCAAAGTTGGTATAGTTGTTCTTCTTGTTCAAAGAATCCATCCACAACTTGTAGAACAAGTTCATACCGTTCGGTGTAGACACAATAATAATCTTTGTTTTTTTACCTGATGAAATTACAGGGTAAACAGAGTTAAAGAATTCTTCAGCAATATTGTTTGGTACGAAAGCAAACTCATCTAAGAATACAATATTAAATGAACCACCTCGAATGGCAGATGATGATGTAGATGCTGCAATAATCTTAGAACCATTCTCAAGTTCTACATTACCTTTGTTCCATGTAAGAACACCTTGTTGTAACCAGATAGGTAAGTTTTCATATGCCAACTGATACTTGGCCAAAATATCTCTGGCTAATGAACCTTTGTTGGCCAACACAGCACAGTTTTGTGTTTCAGTAAAGATAGTTGCCCATAACATGTAAGCAACTGTTGTGGTAGTTTTACCAACCTGACGAGGACATTTAGTAATAACAAACCTGTCTTTGGCAAACAAACGAAGCATTTCTTCCTGAAACTTCCACATCTTAAAGTTAATCAGGCCTTCATCAACGTTTACAATCTTTACATAATTCTTGGCAAAGTAAACTGGATCTTTTGAACACTTGATATACTCATCAACCTGTTCTTGTGTGTATTCTACCGTGACACCTGCTTTTTTAAGTAACGGGTTATCACGGTATGCTTCACCAAATTTTAAATCCGGATTCATTCTTTGCCTTTAAGAAATTTACTTAGTTCGGCTGTTGAACCTACAAACAGAGCATTATTAATTTTGGTATCAGCTTCTCTTTTCTTACCATCCATCTCACGCATTTCTTTTTGTGTTTTGAGTAATCGGTCATTTGCTTCT